AGTTTACTACAAAAAGCATCCATAATAACCACACCTACAGCTTATGCTGAGGACTACTTATATTCTATAAAACCTGCAATACCCTTTGGAGATGAACTTATAGTAAATGGTAATTTTTATACAAATCTTAATAATTGGAGTTTATCAACAAGCACACCTCCTGTATGGTTTCAGGGTATGATGAAAATGGCAAGTGATGGTGTAACTTTTTCAAGAGCTGACCAATCATTTACTACTAAGGTTGGTGTGCAATACAAAGTTGTTTTAGATAAAATGCTCAACACACAAACTTTACAGTTAAAATTAGGCACAAGCGTTGGCGCAGCAGATTTACTTAATGCTTCTATGGCTACGATAGAAGTACACACTTTTACAATTACAGCAACGACTACTACAACACATATTAGAATAGAGGATGGTGGCTCAGGCGAGGGAGCTTATGTTGGTAGTGTTTCAGTAAAAGAAATAACAGATGCCGACTTTGACTTTGACAGAAACTCAACAGGAACAAGAGTAAACGAAGATTATCTTATAGAAGATGTGCCTTATAATTTTGTTTCTTACTCAGAGGATTTTACTGATTCAAGTTGGAATAAGTCTGACAATGCTACAGCTACTTTATCAAATGTATCTTTTCCAAATGGCGAACTTACTCCGTTTTTAGTAGATTTGTCAGATACATCAGGAACTACAAGTGTTGGCTCAAGGCTGTTTAAGTACACAACTTTTAAAACAGGTGTTCAGCTTACTTTATCTTTTTATGCTCGTTCTGTTAGTGGTACAGGTACTTTTCCTTATGCTTATTATAGCTCAAGCGTTTCTACATATAAGAAATATTATGCTGCTCTTACTGAAGATTGGAAAAGATATACTTTTACCTTTACTTCAGATTTTAATAATTTTCCTTTTGGTTTTACTCGTAGAGGAGATACACACACAGAAACTTTAACTTCAGCATATATTACAGGTGTACAAATAGTAAAGGGCGATCAACCAAAAGAATATCTAAAAACAACAGACAGATTAGACATACCAAGAATAGATTACACAAACGGAGAGCCGAGTATCTTGCTTGAGCCAAGCAGAAGTAATATAATAATTTACTCACAAGATTATACACAATGGTCAAGTAGTTTATCTCCAACAGTTACTTCAAATTTTGCAATAAGTCCCGAAGGTATTACTAATGCAGATAAAATTACAGCAAGTCATAATAATTCATCAAAATTTATAGGTTTTACTTTAGCAACAAGCACAGTTCATACAGCCTCAGTATTTTTAAAAAATATAGATTCTACACAAACAAGAATAGAAGTATATGCTGCAAGTTGGTCTTATCCTAATTTTGAGATAAGTTGGAATGGTTATATACCAAGCACTTTATCTTCTAACAATGTGTCTAACATACAATATCAAGAATACACAAATAATTGGTGGAGAGTTTCATATCAGTTTACAACAGATTCATCTATTACAAGTTATAACACTTATATTTATCCTGATAGAGTTAATGCAAGTAAATCAATATTAGCATTTGGCTCACAACTTGAAGCAGGAAACAATGCAACATCTCTAATACACACCTCAGGAAGTACAGCTACAAGATCTAAAGATTCGTTTCCTAACCCTTTAGGTGCTAATGGTACACCAACAGGAAACAAGGCTGTAATATATTTAGAAATAGCATCAACACCAACAACTCCATTACCACAAAAGAATTTTATTGGTTTTGTTAATGGCACAACAAATCAATATGGTTTATATCATTGGGGGTCAACAGATAGTAACAAATTTGGTTTCAATACTTGGAATGGTGATGCTTACGGAATTACAGGTGCAGATTATTTAATAAATGGAGAGTTTAATAAAATAGCAGGTTTATTTGATTTTACTAATTTTACAAACAACAAACTATATATAAACGGAAAAAAACAAAGCATCAGTCAAGTAAGAAATACTACTGTACAAAGAAGTGCAGCAGGTTTAGGAATAACAGCACCAACTGCAAATCAAGACCCTGTTGGTAATTACAAATGTGTAATGATGTTTGATGAAGAACTAACAGATGAAGAATTAGAGAAACTAACAGGCTACAACAACCACGAACTATATATGAATTATTACAATAGATTAAGCTATTTAGGTTTAGTAGAAGAATACAATGTAGAATCCGATATAAACAATTATATATTATGATACCAAGTTTATTACAAATACCAAGTGCTGTAAGCGATTCTAAGCTACATTCAGTTTTACCTAATAATGGTAAGGGCGACTTTACGTTTGATAGATCAACAGGCGCAACCAGAATTAACAAGGATGGCTTAATAGAAGAAGTAGGATATTTCTCAAGTGAGTTAGTACAAAACGGAAACTTTAGTGAATTAGGAAGCGAGTTAGCACCTGCTGATGATTTTGCTGCTGATTTTGTGGCTAACCCAAGTTCAGGTACAGTAGTAAATAGTCCAAACGGAACTTTAACATTTACAAATTCTACAAGCACAGGAGCTAATGTGCAATTAAAAAACAGAAGCGTAACGACAACAAAAACTTATAAGATACAATTTACAATTACCAATTACGTTTCAGGCACTTTTAAAATGAGTGTAGGTAATCAAATTTCAAGTGCTGCATCTGCAAATGGTACTTATACCTTTTATATAGAATATACAAGTGGTTTAAATAGAAATTATTTTTATACAACTAATAGCACATTAACAGTTTCTAATATATCAGTAAAACAAGTTGACCCTAATGATAGATGGGAACTTGGCACAGATTGGAGTTATGGCAATAACAAAGTTATAGGAAATGGTGCAACATCAGAGATTCAACAAGATGTTGATTTGCCATCAGGTAAAGTATATAAAACTACTTTTACAATAGAAGATTATGTTAGTGGAAGTGTAAGAATTAGATTTAGAGGTGGTACAACAGTAAGTGGTACAAATCGTTCAGGTAATGGAACTTATACAGAAATATTAACATCTACAGGACATACAAACGTAAAAATAGATGGTTTCACATCTTTTACAGGAAGCGTTACAAACATAAGCGTAGTAGAAGTACAAGGCGATAGACCAAGATTAAGTTACGATATAACAAATGGAGTAGTAGAAGATAAACCACATTTACTTTTAGAGCCGAGTCGAACTAATAGTATAGTTTTTAGTACAGCATTACAATCTAATTCTAATTTTATAAACTCAGGTGCTACGATAGAAACAGGTTTTAGTTCTCCTGATGGTGCAAATAATGCTACAAGAATATCTAACTTTTCAGGTCAATATGTTGCTTTACAAAACACAGGAGCATCACACGCAAGAAGTATGTATGTCAAAAGCACAAACGGACAATCAGGTGTTGTATATATATTAGACAGTAACGCTATTGCTCATAGTAAAATAACTATTAGTGGAGAATGGCAAAGATTTGAGCTTGTGTCAGTTGATACTTGGTTTTATATTGTAGATGGTAGAGGTGCTGATACAACATTAGATGATATATTAGTATTTGGCTTCCAACAAGAAAATTCAGCAACATACGCTACATCATACATACCCACAGCAGGAACAACTATCACAAGAGCTGCTGAAACTTGTAACAATTCTAAACCAAGTGTAAATAGTACAGAGGGTGTTTTATATGCTGAAATACAAGCATTAGTAAATGATAACAGTCGTAGGAGTATTTCAATATCTGATGGTAGTAGTTCAAATCGTGTAACTTTAAGATATGATAATGCTTCCAATAGAGTACAAGGTTTTATACAAGTATCAGGCTCAACAAACGGAAATATAAGCACTCAAGCATATACAATCACAGATACATTAAAAATAGCTTATAAGTGGAAAGCATCTGACTTTGCTTTATGGGTAAATGGAACAGAAGCTAATACAAGTACAAGCTCAACATCTTTTGGTGCTGGAGTTTTAAATGAAATAGATTTTGATGATGCAGCAGGTGGTCAAGACTTTTACGGAAAAGTAAAAGGTTTAGCAGTATATAACGAAGCATTAAGCGAATCACAACTTATGCAACTAACAGGCGTAACAGCATCATCAAT